AAAACATCGGCAGCAGTCCAGGTACGTGATACTGTAATGCCTAAGCCAGTAGCAGGGTCAACTACGGTAATGTCTTGTACGCCAGAAGCCGTCAAGCTATCTACAGTAATTGTAATCTTAGGACTCATCGGCGCAGAGCCAGCGTTTGTAATGTTATCAGTACGTGGCTGGGCTGTAGCGTTGGCGACTGTCAAAGCGGTAGTTTCGGTCTGGTCGTACATGAATGGGTCATACGCAATAAACTGCAAGTCAAACGTAGTATGCCCACCGTTGAGCTGGTTAATGATTGGGTTTTCTATCTCGGCTACGATTTTACGTTCAGCCCCAGCGTACTCAGTTACAATGTCGCACTCGTCTGCGTTCATGACTGTACTTAAAAGGCTATTTCTAGCCTGCTCAGCGAGGTTTCGGTCATTAGTTATTATATGTCCTGCCACAGAGAATTTACGTGCGCCATATCGCTTGTATGCACGTTTCATGCCATGCGCTCTAGCAAGGTCAAAAGCCACGCGGTCAATAGTCGGTGCAGCGTTCAGTCTACGCTCGGTAATCATCACGCCTGTAATCTGGCTTAGGTCAACACCATTTACTCGAAAAGTTTTCATGTAGCAGCCCCCTCACTGACTTTAACAAAGTTCTGCGCCAGTCTATCGAGGTAGGCTCGCTGGTCAGTTTCACCATTCAAGATAGTATCGCCGTAAACGTAGGTATTCACAGCAGTTTGTCCACCAAGCATACCAGCACCAGCAGCCGTCATAGTGCCACGTGAGCCAGCACTTACCATCATGTCGATTTGCTGCTGAGCCGAGAGCTGGTTACGTACTAAGCCCATCGCGTCAGTTACGCTACTCATCACCCCCTTAGCGCCCTTATCTATACCAATACCAAGCCCCTGCATAATGTAGTTACCTTGCTGAGCCATGACTCTTGACGGCGACTTAATGCCGAACATCTTTTTAACCTGGTCAAGTGCGCCCTTAGCAATATCTTTAAGTTTGTTAGCTACGCCACCAGCGTTTTGCATAATACCGTTGATTAAGCCCTGTATCATTTCTCGCCCGATAGTTACTAGATTTGCTGGGTGCAGAATATTGGCGATTGTTCTAATAATATTCCACATTGCAGCCATTACCGCACCAGCTCCAGATATAGTGCCAGTTACAATCGCACGCATGAGCTGTATAGTTGCACCGATGATAGCCGAAATAGACGCACTGCTAGTCAGCACCGCAACTAAGTTGCGAATGATAATTGGTATTGCGTTCACTAAGGCAGGAATAATAATTGGTATTGCCTGAATGAGAGCCATAAGTAGCTGTATCATACCCACAATAATTGCTGTTAATGCAGCAGGGTTAGTCAAACCGTTCACCAGTGAGTTAATAATCGTAGGCATAGCTTCAGCGATAATCGTAACTATCTTCGGCAGGGCGAGCAATATAGCGATAAAGAGCTTGATAAAGCCATCTATTAGCATTGGTAGAGCTTGCATAAGTACCGTAACGATAGTAGGAAACGCACCCACTAGAGCTTGCAATAGGGCAATCATCGCGTTAATAAACGCAGGTATAAGCGTTGGCAATACGCCAGCCAGAGCATTGACTACAGCAGGAAGTATCGCACCGAAAGCCGTTACTATCTGTGGCAGTATGGCAGTAAGCTGTGGTACGGCAATTTCAATAGTGTTGAGCAGCAGTTCGATAAAGCCCCCTACATCACCCTGTCCACTCATGAGGTTGTCAAAAGCTTTCTTAGTTGAGTTGAGCGAGCCAGCTAATGTTTGGTTTTCTTTAGCGTAGTTACCTGCGTACTTAGCCGTCTTTTCCATGAACATCTGTTGAGCCAAGCCTACTTTCTCTTGTATGCTCATCTCGGCTGTACTTTTGTTGATACCTTTACTCAAAGCATACGCACCAATAGCCGTATCATTCATAGCAACACCCAAGTTGTCCATCATGGTAAAGTTACCTTTAGCCATACCCGATACAGCTTCTAGGGCTTCAGTGGTAGAGATACCCATAATCGAAGCAATATCTGACGCACGCTGCATACTCTCTGCGCTCATGTTCATAGATTGCTGAACGCTAAATCCTGCGCCCTGGAATAAGCTACCCATTTTGTTAGCACCCTGCAAGAACTCAGTCTGTGAAAGACCTGCTGTAAAGTAAGCGTCTTTAGCTTTCTCTTTTATACCGTCAGCAAACTCACCAAATACAGCTTCAGCACCGCCGAGCTGTTGCTCAAGTTCAGCCCCACTCATCAGCATTTTAGTTGCTAACGTACCAACTGCGACTGCTGCTGCACCCATCGCTACTGCGGTGGTCTTAGCGAAAGCCGAAACTACATTACCGACAGCACTAAACTTGTCGCCCATTCCAGCTACCTTAGCATTTACACCAGCAGCAGCAGCGTCAAACTGCCCTGTCTTTAAGCCTACGTCATAATGAATACTACCAATATTTTGACTAGCCATGATTAGCCTTTCACGTTCCTGACTTCGTTAAGTATGCCATGCAAGCCCTGAGCTTCTTTTTCAAGCTTACGCAAAGTATCTTGTCCCTGCTTACCACTTGTACCAAGTGATACACGCAGCGCACCCTCGATATTCTCTTGGGCTTTTATGCGATACATACTATTGACTAGGCTAAAGAATGACACCGCAAACTCATCAAGCGTATCAGCTAGGCTGTAGTGATAAAACCTCATGAACTGCGGTACAATCATTAGCCAGTCCTCTCTTTGTCGCTCTCGGTCTGCTTTACTTTTGGGTCAGCGTCAAATGACACCCCCTTATCAGCCAGCTCTTTGTTTTCGCTAGGGTTTACTGTAACCATCATCTGAGTAATCAAGTCGAGTATCATATCGACTGGCAAGCTTGCACCCTTAAGCTCTGGTACAAGGTCGCCGATAATGTAATCAAAATCAGCTTCGGCTTCGAGTATCTGGTCTTTGGTAGCTTCACCTGGGTTTTGTAAAACCATACCAATCTTATTGAGAATGAAGATATGGCGCAGCTTGAGGGGCGCACATTCGGTAGTCTGTCCACCAAGTGTGATGGTGAATGGTTTAGGTTGTAAATCTGATATGTTAAGTGCCATTGTGTTGTCCTAACTTATTATTCCATTATTCTTATACACTAATTGTACAGTAAGCTTAACTATCTTTGCATATTCCAAATCTCGGCTCACATCTTCAACGTTGCCCAGCACCAGCATAGTGTAGATGAAGTTGTCGCCACTCTCGGTAGTGTGCATACGGTGAATGTGATTCTTGATATTTTCGAGTAATGTAACCGCGTCAGCAGCACTGGTATTCTTGGCGTAGATATTCACTACCGCTTCTTGCATGGGTACGTAGTTATTCTGCAAGCCACCGATACGCTCTACCCAGATACCGTTTACGCCCTCTGGTATCTGACTGACGAATATATCAGTACCCAGCGTGCCGAAGCCTGACGCGTCAAGATAGTTGGCTAGAGCCAGCCCGATTTCCTGGCTCATACTCTCGCCCTCGCAGCGTGCTTGGCTAGAGTTGCAGCGAAACCAGTTACCGCAGCCTTACCAGCCTCTTCTAAGAAGTGTGCGCCAGTGCCAGAGGTGGTGTAATTACGCACTCTGCGCCCACCAGAGCCACCCATTTCCTGAAAGCGTGCATACTCTACCCAGAAGCTTACTCGGCGTTTGTGCGTACCCACAACGCTTAATACGCTCTCTCTACGTAACGCACCTTTCTTGAATGGCGCACGATTACGAGCGTTGATTAGAATATCTTTACCAGCTTCGTCAAGCGCGTGGCTTAATACCACCTTACTGACAGAAGTAAATAGGGGTAGCTTATTAACTACTTTTACATCGCTCACGATATGACTCCATACTTTAATAACTCGACCTTAATAAATTGCACTGCTGTTTCGCGAAGCCTACGTGCCTTGATTACACGCTCTACCCTAAAAAACTCACCCTCAATTTTCAGTATATCTTTACGTTCAATACCGCTATCTGGCTCAAACCAAGCCATAGCGTCTGACTGTATCTGCTCATTCGTATCAGCACTTACCTGCTCAGTAATAAATCTAAAGTGGCAAGGTAGCGCAACTTCTGATGTAGAGGTGTAGTCGCCATACTCATTACGAGTCTGCACTTGCTTGTAAGCGGTATTGAGCATAGGGGGCTTCACGCTCTATACTCCTGGAAATAAATACTTGAGCTTGTCTAAAGCGTCTTTGGTCTGCTCGCGTGCGTATTCGATAGAGTAACCCTCGATACTCTCACGTGTTACGTTATCGGTATTAGTTACTTCGCTCTCTAGTGCGCTAATCAGTGCGTCTTTTACAATCGCCAGAATGTCGCTGTCGCCGTAGATACTGAACTTAGCTGTTACCTTTACGAAGTTAAAACCGCGTATTGCCCTACCATAACGAAAGCGCACCATAGTTTTAAGGGTGCGGTTAATTGGCTCTTGGGTGTACTCATCACTGCTAAGTGTTTCAATAGTAGAACCGTACTCATCGACCAACACAACAGAAGTAATATCAGTACATGGGTCAATAGATAGGTGCTGAACGCCACCATCATAGCTTCGAGTAGTAGGTGTAGCTTCTTCTACGTCAGAGCCAATCATGCGCTCTACGTAAGCTTGGGTCGCTGCATTAACAATGTTAAAAGACGTTTCCTCACTGGCTGTGAGCGACCTACCTATGCGAGCTTCTACGTCTGCTTTTACTATTAGCACTTCTGATTTCCCTTAATTTAAGGCTGTTGTGATAGTCCTTACGCCTTTCATTATACGCTGTCAAGCTTTCGCCTGGTAGTCTTTCGAGTTTGTCAATACCGTTTCTGTACTCTCGTACTCTGATAATTGCTGAGTTGTAGTAATCACGTAATGCCATAATGCTTGTATTGTACCACCAAAAAGAATAGAGAGCCGACTAGCAGCTCTCGTATTCTTTAGGCTTATTACCTTAGCTGATGTTAGCAGCGCCAACACGTCCCAGCAATCGGCCATCAGTTGCAGCTCGGCTTTCGTCAACAAGCGCAGTGAATGTAACCTCGAAAACTGACTGTTCATCAATCTTGTAGCTTACAGTTGCGTTATCAGTTGAAACAGCCTTAAAGAACGTAATGGTCTTATCACTGTTAGTGTTATTGGCCTGTGGTCTAATAACCAGCTCTAATGCGTCAGCACGTAGGCTGTACCCAGCCTTAGTACCGAAGTGTAGGTGTTCGCGAGCAGAGCCCACGTCCCAGTCTGCTTCAGGTACTACATAGCTGAGTATGCCTGGCGTAATCTCGGCGAGCTTGAGCTTAACTGTAGCCTTTTGCCCTGACAGCACATAGTCAACTGGGGTGTTGCCATAGATGTCAGTCTTGACTTCGGTTAGCTCGCGCTCAATTTCGATTTCAGCACCATCTACGGTGTGTCCTAAGTCCACACCACCAAAGGTAACAAGGCTGCCAGCAGCAACATATAGGTTGTTTACGTTAGCCATGTTTTATACTCCTTTTAAATTAGTCAGCAGTTATTTCCTGGTTTTGTTATAGCGAATAATATTACTTATTCTGCCATCAAAATTGAAATGACATTTGGCACAAAGCCGAAGCCAATCGCTTCTATCTCTTTTATATTCTCCAGAGATGTTAGCCCAATGATGTTTTCTGCTGCCAAGATTTTTTGCTCCACAATGCTCGCAGGTTTGTGGCGTACCATATGTGTTCCTCATATAGTCATGTATACCGCCATAAGATACTTTATCGCCTTTCCAGTTGATGTTTTTACTCCCAGATGTCTGCCCTTTAGCAAAAGCATTTATTGGGGTTTTCCCTTTTCTATGCTGGTTACCTTTTAGCTGACAACTATGTGAGCAGGTTTTCTGCTTTAGTTGGCTTTTGTACTTATGCGTAATATCTTTGCCACAAACCATGCAAGGCTTTGCAAATAATCCGTCATTTCGTTGGGTTATCATAACCCTATTTTAATGTACTATACCGTTCCAGTCAATTACTTAGCTGACAGTGCCAGTTCCGATGATTACGAACGCACCATTGAAGCGGGTCTGTGGTACTGCTCGGAGAGTAGCACGTACAGCCCAGCTGTCCTGGGTAATAAGGTTGATGTCCGAGCCACCAGCATCTTTTACAACACCAGAGTCGAATACCTTAGTTTCGAGCGTTCGCTTAACGTGTATCATCACGCGTGAGAGGTCGCCGAATACAGCAAACTCTTCGTTAGCAGTAATATCACCTACTGCTGGCATGATGTCTACAAGCTCTACAGGTACACCGTCAACTGATGGAGTAACAGCCTGCCCTGGACCACCAAAGAGGTAGTTTGCAGCAGAGTTAGTACCGTCACCAGTCTTTTTCTGACGTAGCAAGTTCCACACGGTTGGGTGCATATAGAAGCGACCGTTACGGCGTGCAGAGCCAACTACTTTGTACATAGCATTCATGAGGTCATCAGCGTCAAGGTCAGTGATGGCAGCGCCAACAGTCTGAGTTTTGTAAGCGTCAGCAAGTGAAGCTGATAGCAAACCATGAGTCGAGTCGGTGAATACCAACTGGTCAAACAGTTTTGCGCGTGCGCGTGCAATTTCGTTTGCAGCGTCTTGGAACATATCGATAGCACTGTCCTCTGCAATTTCACTTGTCAGTACAAGCGTTGCGATGTACTTTTCAAGCGCAGCAGTAGCAGCAGCGTAGGTTAGCTTCTGAGCGTTCTGCGCAGTTGCTTCACCAGTCTTGGTAAAGCTAACTTCGTTAGTACCACTCAAGAGCGTTACGCTGTCGCGGTCAGTACGGCGAACGGTAGCCATACGGCTAGCTACACCATAGTCATCAGTCAAGCGTTCAACTTCAGCGATAAACTCTGGGTCTGGTACAAGCGCACCACCGTCAGCAGCAGTTGTAACGTTCTGGTAGTTAGCCTTAGAAACGTCAAGCCACTCTTTAGCAGCGTAGGCATTGTATTCAGCGATAGTTTGAGCGTCTTTGTTCAAGTGAGCGCGTACTGCCTTAGCAAAACGAATTTCCTTTGGCAAAGTGCCAATGCCCTTATCGAGCTTCTTTGGCATAGCAGTTTCTTCAGCAACGTTTTTCTTTTCTACTTTTTCAGTTTTCTCAACAATGATATCAGCAACTTTCTGTGCAATTTCATCAGTGTCAGGGGTTTTAATCGAAGCAGCAGCCTTTTCAGCTACAGCGTCAATAACAGCAGCGTCAACTTCAACAGTTTCAGTCTGCTTCTGTGTATCTTCCATTTAGGAAACTCCTTTTTTTACGACCTTAATAACACGTTCGACCTGGTGGTCAGTTGCTTGAGCAGCACGCAATACCACTCGTGTTGTTGATTTATTTGCCGAAGCTTCCTGGGTTTCATCGCGATTAACGACTAATTCCTCTAAAGTGGCAACCAAGCTCTTAAGTGAGCGAATTTCTCGCATGAGTTCGCCCTCATCTTGAGCTAGTAATTTACGAGCGTAGGCATTACCCAGCGCACGTAGTTCAGCAGTCTGCTCTCCGCTTAGGCTCTTAGCAGCAACTAAGGCTTCCTGGTTAGCTGGTATTGAAACAACACTAAACTCTTTCATGAGTAGGCTTTTGATAGTGATACCATCTTCTCCCCACTCTTTTACCATACCCCCGATAGATACAGCGTTTAAGTAGCCGTCAGCGATGTAGTCATATACCTTGCGAGCAAACTCGTCTTTCAAGTAAAACTTTGCACGAGCCATAAGCTTACCGCCCTCTTTCCAAACTTTGGTGGCCTTAGCAATCGGCAAGTTAAAACCGTCATGCCCCCACAGAACAACTGGGTTTTTCTTATAGTCTTTAATGTCAATACCGTCTACGTCTATGCGCTCACCATGAGCGTCAAGTGCGTTGGTACTAACTACAAACTCTACCTCACCCTCACTTAACTTGGCAGCCTTTTCGATAATACCGTTAGCCTTAATGTGCATTGTTTTACCCTCTTAAAAAAATAAACCCAGAACGAGAGCCATAGGCAAGATATGGCTTCAGACCTCGTTGGGTTCTTCCCAGATACTAACCTAGTTATGCTTGTTCGTCAACACTTTTTTTGTAATATTCGGGTCTTGCATATTCGTCATGTGCAAATCGGTGTAGCACTTATACTCAAATATCATGCCACAGCGAGGACATTTGATTGCGCCGACAACGGTTACGAACTTACCAAGCAAGCGATTACAATTCTTGCAACGCACGTCTATCATCTATTCGCCGCGATATTAGCTTTCTTTTTGGCGTCAGCTAGTACTTTCCCTGCACTACCTGGTATCGTGTGAGCCGACATTGGTTCGTCCCACACCCCACCAAGACTAGGCATAGTTGCAATAGCTGGAGCTACAGGCAATCCCTCTGCCCACAAGTCCAAGTTGCCAAGGTCAATAGCCACGCCAGCAGGGTAGGCTACATTCACATCATCAACGTAGAAGTATCTGTTCGTACCAGTAGCGTCAGTTGCCCCTGTGACTTTCATTTCAATCTGTCCATAGGTAGTAGTAGGCGTAAAGGTGCAAGCTAGTAGTTGCCAGTTGGTGTTGCCTAGAGCCACGCTAGACACTGTTGTACCGTTGTCATAATTGATAGTTAAAGTTGGTTTGGTATGAGTACCGCCGTAGTAAGCTGAGTTATTTAGCTTTACCCAAAGTGATACAGTCATCGTTTTGCTTTGAATATTGCCTGTTGGTATGCTCTGTCCCCAGTGCATTAGCAATAGCCCATTAGAGTCAACTGGCTCAAATCGCATAGCACTTCCACCAGTTGTTCGTACTGTCGTGTCCGTCATACTTGCACCTGTTCTGGTGATTGTCCCGTATGGCATAAAGCTGAAAACATTGTCAGTGTTGTTGTTTCGTACTACTCCTATTCTTGAACCGTCAATTATCTGTTTTCTATTAGCTTCGGTGCTGGCATAGCTGCTGACTATACAATTAAAGTCAGGGTCTGTTACTGTTACATTTAATTGCAAGCTACCAGTATTGGCTATAAGGTGGACGTAGTTAGTAAAGCCAGTCACTCTAGCTAGACGGTGTTCGTTACGCATATCCAGGTTGTACACCATAGCGTCAAAGCGTATAGATGTTGGCGTAGAATCCCAGGTGTTCCCCGACCACTCTGCACAGTTTAAGAAGTCGACAAGGTAGATTTGCCAGCCACCACTACTGCCGCCCTTGATATAGTTATTTTTGAATACTGAATTATTGCCTTTCAAATAACCTAAAAAAGGGTTTTCGTAGATATTGCCTTCAATTCTCCAGGTGGGGTAGCCAAAAGTAGTTTGTGTTCGCTGTGAGATATTCGAGCTATAATTATTTATTTCCTCTAATTCTCCCACCACTGTCCAGCCACCAATTGATGCCATATTATCTATCATCATCTGGGAGTTAAACCCATAGCTTTCAGATATTCTAAAGCCTCCCATTGGTATGTTGCCACTCACCATAACACCACCACCAAACCCTCTCACGCATTTGTATATCTCAAGCTTTGAATGGTAGCCTGCGTCTTCGCCAGATTGTGAAATTGAGCCTCCTCTGAAAGTTAGAGTTTGGTTTGAATTATTCGCAGTATCACTCACCCAAAACCTGACGCCCTCCATGTAGAAGTTCGAGGTTTGGCTAAAGTTGTATGACTGAACCCTTACGCCACTCCAACTAATATCAATCCCATAGCCGTTAGCCTTATAAGCCTTGAACCCTGACAGCCTCTTATAGCCAGTGATATTAGGCGTTACATAGACATTTGTTGAGGTTGTACTTGTCACTGTATAGTATCTAGCATCGTAAGCATATGTGTCGTCAGTTCCACTAAGCCAAAAAGTATCACCTGCACTTATACCTGTTGTGTCTGCTACTCCAAAATAAGACTGTCCCACTGGTGCGTCTGCTGTATATGAGTAGCTCCTGATAGCTGGTGACTCCCCATAGAACAAGAATGTCGCTCTAGGTGAATAACCGTATCGCCCAGCACCAATAAAACCGACATACCCTGAGGCAGGTGTTCCAAACAGTAGTTTGAAAGGGTTACTAGCACTGATTGGTGTTGTAGATGTACCAACTTGCATGGCACTGTGGGCAGAGTAGACTATCATACCCTTAACTGTCAGTGTCGCTGTAGTGGTGTTTTGAACTAGCAAATTCGCTACATTGTTAGTTTTACTTGGTGGGGTATTAGACTTACAAATTAGTATCGACACTTGCTCGTTTGTAACCCCAGTTCCAAAGACGCTGCCTATGGTTGCATCTTGTGTAACAGTAACCTGGTCTTTACAGATAATTACATCGTCATTGGCAAAAGTCATAGCATTGTCACACCATGTAGCGTAGCCTGGTGCTGTACCGTTGGAGGTTATTAACGCCCAGTCATTCGTACCTGTCCCTTGTGATATTTCAAAAGTCCACTTACTAGCTGTGGTGTCTACTGCGTATGGTGTAGCAAATTCAAATGGTACACACCAAGCTTCACCAGGGTTAGTTCCATTGGCAATACTAGTCGCTGTAAGCGTTTTACTAGCTCGCTCTGTGCCACTTTCTTTTAGCTTGACTGTTACATCTCTGGTGCCAGTGATATTACCCATAAGCACCAATACAAGCCCCTTACAGTTCCCAGCGTTGGCAAAGGTTACAGCAATTGTTCGGGTGGTAGATAGCAGCAATATCGTAGAGTGGTAGAACCCTAAGTTACTAGCTTCGACTCTGTAAAATCCATTAGTAGCGTGTAAGTCAGTATTACCGTTTGAGATTAGAACTGCCATTATAGATTCTCCTCGTAACTATCTAGCACTTTCTGGATTTCAGCTAGTAGCATTTCTTTAGTGTCGCCCAGTTTACCCATTGTCATTAAATCGGGAAAGACTATCTCATCGCCGTCAGATATATCCCAAGTAACATACGGCTGTTCAGTCTCAGAGCCTAGATTAAAGTATTTCTTGTTCTTGCTATACATCAGAATACGTCCCAATAATCATCATAGGTTTGGCTAGCTCGGTTCGTCCACGCTGTGGCGTAATCACTCGCTCCAATCACATATTGTGAGTAAGCTGTTGAGATAGTAACCCTCTTAATACACCACGAACCATCGGCTTTCACATAACCATAGTATTCATAAGTAGCCGTTTCCTCGTCTTGGATTAAGGTGTAGGCGGAGATACCAGAGGTTGAAGAGGAGCTGTTGTTGATAGCGTCAATTATGCCATCAGTATTTACACCAGCACTAACTGCCGAGAATATAGCATTATAAAAACTCTTACCATCGCTCAAACGGACTGGAATAGCGTCTTTAGCAGCTCGTGGAAAGACAATCTCTTGCTTTTCTACCTTAATTATGGGCTGGTACTTCTGTACGGCAGCTTCTACCAACTTGGCAGCTTGCTCACCAAAGGTTGCGATATTCTTGATAGTTACTTCACGTACTTGAGCGTCAGCAATATTCTTGACAGTAATTTCACGAGGAGCTGGCTCATACGTATCTTGTATTGCTTTAGTAGTCTGCTCAGAAAGTAGCTTTACTGCTTCGGCGATAATTTCTAGGTTAGTTACCTCGACTGACTTCTCAGTGTTAACTTGCACTTCGCCAGATACAGTCATTTCCTTGACAGGGTTTTTCTCGACAACTTCAAGCGTCTGAGCTAGAGCGTCTTTGAGCGCACCTAAACTCGCGTCAATACCTTTTAAGATACTACGCTGTTCTTCTAGGTGTAGCTCAAACTCTTTGGTGTCCATGTAGTTACTCCGCCCTGTCGCCAGTAGGCACTAACGAACAAGCACAGTTCGGGTGAATAGGCGGCACGTCTATATTGTCATACTCGATGCGCATCTTATTGCCCTCATCACCAGTGATTACATCGCCGATGTTGATGTAGTTTGTGCCAATAGTCTTAGTCCTGCCAGCCATTGAGCGACAGAACTCACAAGCGCCTGGATTTACAAACCATTCAACTTCGGTGTAGCCATTCTGCTTATAGACAAGTTCAGCCGTGCGGTTAGTAGCACGCCCACTCTCGGTACGTGCAATACGTTCGGCGCGGTAGCCCTTAGCTTGCTCAAACTCGGCTTCTACGCGCTTCTTGAGTTTCGCTAGGCTTTCACCGTTAGCTTGCCCTTGCGAGAGGGTCTTTTCTAGAGCAGTGATAGTATCGGTGTTATATACACCTGCTATTTGCCCTATGCTTGCTTCTACGGTCTTACGCAGTTCAGGAGTTACTACCAATAGCTCACCAGTGATAAAGTGCGCTACATCTTCGCTCTGGGCTTCCATGAGCGCAATAATAAGCGGTGCAATCTTGTCGATAAACTTCTGGCTTTCTTCTTTGACGTTAAATAGCCATTCATCAAAGCTCTTATCAGTAGCGTTGATTTTACCAATCACTTCTTTTTCTTGAGCAGTAGCCAGTTTAGCAATTTCACGTTTTACCTTAGCAGCATATATATCATTTGTTTCCATTAAGCTACGGCGAAAGCTCTCATTCTCAGATTGCTTCTGCTTGATTTGCTCTGACTTTGTGAGGGCTTTTTTGAGTACCACTTTCTTAGCAGCAGATTTAGCTGGGGCTGGTGTGAATGGGTTAGATTGTGGTGGTGGCAATACATCACCACCTGGAACTGGTGGTAAGCCCAACTGCTCGCGTACTTCATTCACCGTCATAGCTACATTCACCAAGTCTTTTTGCTGGGTGTGCATAAAGTCTTTGTCCTCTGGTACTGGCGATACGTGGGTAATAGTTACGGCTTGGCTAGATACGGCACTACGTGGCTGGTCATTAGCAATATGCTGATAGATACGGTCTAACCGCCTCATCATTGGCTCAATCTTTTCTTTAGCAAAGATATAGTTTAGGGCTTCAATATTTGCTCGCCCGAAGCCGTTGTTGTCAGTACCACCGAGTAAGGGCTTCGGTACTTCGAACATCATTAGTACATCTTCTTTAGCCATACGGCGTGTGATTTCCTGGTCTACGTCTTGCAAAGTAGCGCCAACCGCCTTAAAGTCTACGCCCTCGCCACGAATAAACGCTGTCTTACCTGCGTTGTCTGGACCCTCGTACCCCTCACGCCACTGGGCTGCGAACTGCTTAAAGGTTTCCTTATCCATGTTCGGGAGCTGAACAATACCCGATGGGCTAGCATTGTTGCGCATATAGTTGAGCGTGAAGCTGGTAGTGGTCAGCTCAATATCTACGTACTGGCTGGCTTTTTCAAGTACGCTCATTCCGCGCCATTCGTTAAAAGGGTTAGGCAGCTTATCGTGATAAATCTCATCGGGCATGAACGGTACTTGCTGTCCATTACTTTTGTGCAATACGTAGCCAACTACTTCACCGTCATCTATCTTGAGTTCTATCTGGCTAGGATTGAGTAAGTAAATCTCTTTGACTTTACGTGTTTGTTCGCCACGTGCTAAGTACCAAAACGTCTCGCCGTATATCTCCGTTTGCATAGCCCAGAGGTGAGTGAAGTCAGTAGCGGTTTTCTGAATTGGGTTAGGGTTAGCGTACACCGCATAGATTGGGTGCTGCTCGTAAATATCACCGTTCGGCTTAGTTGCCTTTGGCTCGTAAATAGATACTGATTGCCCGATTTTGTTGATGGCTTTGTAGGTCAGCCCTCGGAACTGGTCTTGCTTACTTAGGTTGCCACCAGCATAGTTACGAGCTACTAGCCCCCCTGTGCTGTTACCGAGTTGCCCTGATAATATTTTTGTTGCTGCACGAACGCGCTCGCGAAACTTCATGTAATAAATAACTCCGAGTTATGACCTCTCTGGGTTCTGCAATAATACTACCACAACTATAATGCTATGTCGTCAAGCGTAAGGCTCTTACCAGTGTGATAGCAAATAATACAAGCGTCAGCGATGTCAGGGCTACGAAAGCCACGCTTTTTATACTCATTCTTACCCTCTACTCGGCGCTTACCCTTAACGTCTTGCGCCCAATTACGTGTTGATAATTCCATGAGTAAATCACTGGTATATGGTAATTGTATCTGCGGTAGTATTTCAGCCATATTGAACCAGGCTTCACTAATCCAGTTGGGGTACTTATCTTTATCGGCTGGCGCGCCACCAAAGTTGACTGGCTCAATATTATACCCACGCTTTAACATCTCATCAGTTACGCCACCACCCACACCAGTATCGTCTACTTTGATTATGGCTTGCTTATCAAAAGCTACAAACTGCTCTAACCTGTCGCATATCTCTGGGGTACGTAGTTTAGATAATATCTTAAAGTCGGTACTCTTAAGCCCCTTGCGTTGCCAGAACACCGTTCTATCATCGCCCATACGCGCTACGTCAACACCATAGATGTATTGCCCATCATCATCTACTTGTCTATTCATAGCTTCAAGAATAGCGTCTCGGCTTAATATTGCTCTATCGCTTTGGCTTAACGGCTCACCCAACCACTTGTGCGCGTACAGGCTAGGGTTTTCTACATCAGCAGCCATCTCGGTTTTAATCACGTCAGGGAGTAAGCCAGCACGCTCTAGTACATCGAAGTTAACTTGTGCCACGTACGTCTTGGGTTGCTGGCGTAACACGTAGCGTACATACACAGGGTCAAGCTCGTTAAAGCGATTAAACGTTACAATGATTTGGCTACCAGCTTTACGAATGGTTGGGGTCAAAATATCTAGGCTGGCTTCAGTAATACTTTGCCCCTCTTCAATCCAACAGATGTCGATACCCTCGGTCGACTTAATCTCGTTGATATTGTGCTTCAAGCCCTTAAAGATAAACTCCGAGCCAGTTACTTTGTTGTAGATAGTATCGCGCTGTACTTCGTAGTCAGTAAACTCGTACTTATCTATCAAGTCATTCAAGAGCTTATGCACACTGTCCTTAATCGTGTTCTGAACTTCACGTGTGCAGAGTATACGCAACTTATCTTTACGCCCTCGTAGTATCAAAGCTTGGGCTACCGCGTGGCTCTTACCACTAGCGCGCCCACCGTAATACACTAACGTACGCCACTCAGGGTTGAATAACTCCTTGAACGCTGCGAGTATTTGGACTTTAGTTTTCTGACTTTGGCTCATCGCCTACAAACTCTACAAGGGCGACCTTAAGATTCTCACCATCACTAGTCACATCGAGCCTATCACCATAACCTGCTTTGCGCAGCCATTCACGTGCTGCCTTGTCGCCCGATATAGCTTGTCCTAATGCCACCATGACAATCGCTCTAAATGGACTACCCATCTGCATAACAGCGTCTTTGTTCTTGATGGGTACGTGCTTCCAGTCAAAGTCCTCATTTTCAAGTTCACGAATAAGTGTAGCTAAGTTCTTGCTGCCTTTTGGTCTACCGTTAGGGTTACCAGATTGACCTGGCTTAAACTTGTGTTGCTCTGGTGGTATTGCGTTTGGATTACTCATCGGCTGTTAATTCCCTGTATTTATTATATAACAGGCGTTCCATTTTCCCAGCCTGTCTCATCGCCGTTGTTAATGAACTTCCAATAGCGCTTGCGTATAACGTCAACGTAGCGAGGGTCGAGTTCCATACCGTAACAAGTGCGGTCTGTTTGTTCACAGGCTATTAGTGTCGTGCCTGTTCCTATAAATAAATCTAATACTGTTTTTGCGAAGTCCATTTTAGTAATCAGCCACAACGGGAATGCTACTGGATACCCTGCTTTGTGGTCTTTGGCGTGTTCATTACCGCTATTGTTTTCTGTTTCTATCACGTTGGAGTATTTGCCTTGCCAGCTAGTAGGGAAACCTCTGGTTTTGTTATTATCAGATATGGCGAACACATACTCCCATTTGGTATTGAACGCCCCTTTGACAATGTTTGGTGGTGCTATCGACTTGACCCATATCAGTATGTCTTTAATCTTGTCTGTGAATTGTGTTTGATATTGTAATAATGGCAACCTATTATGCGTAAGCATTTGTAGGTTCACAAACACATAATCGCAATGGTCTAATGCATTGTCAGTAGTTTGTATCAGCAACGAAAGATAGTCATCATCATTCATAGCATCATCTGTGTTTTGATATTTTTTATCAAACCCTGATACTTCTCCTGTGAGATGACTATTCTTATTTGCGTTATATGGTGGGCTTGTGAAACTTATGTCCGCCCTAACTCCAGCCATGAGTTGCTCCACATTCTCTTTTACTGTACTATCACCACACATAACCCTATGCCTTCCGAGTTGGTATATCTCACCTAGCTTACTCACAGGTGGTTGTTGGCTAACCTCTGGGACATCATCTTCCTCTATATCTGCCCCTAATTCTGTCACGCCAGGCAAATCCAATCCCCACGCAGATAATTCTTCAAGCTCGTATTGATTAGCGAGCATGTCATAATCCCATTCGCCACCTGATACGTTATCTTTAATGACAAACTCACGCTGCTTATCTTCAGCCCAATCAACTATCTTAACAGGCACGTCAGTTACACCAGCTTCCTTTAAGGCTCGGAAACGCATGTTTCCACCGAGTATCACCATATCTGTATTAACTACTATCTCTCTAGCTTCTATCATTTCTGGAAATTCTTTTATCGACTGTACGAGCTTCTTAAAAGCGTCATCTTTAATGACTCGTGGATTGTCAGGGTTAGGTTTTATTTCAGATATTTTTACAGTTGTCGCTTTCATACTTGCTCAAATCTCCAGTTATTGTTCTCCTGCCAGAATACGGCGTTACACGTACTCGGTTGGTCTGGCATTATTATACCAGTTCTAGTCTTATGCCCAATATGCAAGTCCATATCTACAAACTTCGGTGCGTCAATAGACAGAAAGTAATTTACATCACAGCCCCAGCGTTCGCCTTTCCAGTAGCAATCACCCGATAGCCAAGTAGCGGTATCAGTAAAGAAGCAATACATACCCATAGCGTCAACGCTCTGTAAGCCAGTTAGCTTATGGTCAACACTAGCGAACTCTTTTTTATTCTTAGCGATGTGCCATGCGCCGATACAGTACAGCCCATGCCTACCAACTTGAATACCTGAATATACGCCAGGCTTTTTACGGTAGTGGCTCACTAGTGTTTCTAGAGTATTCTCAGGCAAGATACTGTCGCCCTCAATTTGCCATACGTAGTCAGGCTGATATGCCAGTACAATGTCGCGTAGTTTCTGATGATTCTCAGCAATCTTGATTCTGCGAGCTTCAATACCTTGAGCTGGGGCTTTATCTACGTAAAATATTGTGCGAAGCGGTTGCATTGTCTGTTTTGCGACCTGTTCATCGGCTATAATACGGCTTTCGAGCTGGGCTATGCATAAAATATTCATAACACGCTCTCTATGGCTGTTCGCCACTGTGGTAATAGTGTTTGCCAACTTATCGTGTCGGCTATGGCATTTGCCTTTTCGCTCTGCTCGCCAATATCTAAACTTCTAAACTCTTGTAGCTTGTTAGCAAGGGCTGGTATATCAACGCTATAAATATCTACGTCAAAGCGTGGGCTGAAATGCCCTGTCTTTGTAGCTGGCACAAGCCACTCACTCGGCAGCAGATGATTGTTCGGGCTAATGTCGGGCATGATTACTGGCATACCAGAGCTTAGGGCTTCATTCAGTGGTAGGCAATTACCACCGTATCTACGTGGCATTACCATTACATCGCCAAGCTGGTAGAGATAATTAGCGTCAGTGAT